TGAGGGGCTGACGCATGGACATCCTATCCTGAGCGTCGTCGATGTCTTCGGTGTGCATCCCACCCTTGGGGATGGTCACGTTGAGCAGTCGTTCGAGGTCGGTCATGCTGCACCATGGATAAGGTCCATCAGCCAGTGGTCACGAAGGTCTTTCGGATCATCAGGCAGGGCACAGGGCAGGGTGACGGACACGAGGGGAGCCACAGGGCGGGAGAAGGCTTCCATGCCCCACTCAGCCTTGACTTCCTCGTAGCGGGCCACGGCTTCGCGGAGCGTCTTGTACGTGCCGAAGGTGAAGGTCTTCCGCTTGAGTCCATCCCGGCTGCACTTCTCACCGACAGGACCACGACCGGTCACACGGCAGACCTGCACACGGTATCGGAGTTCGCCCTTCTTCGTGGTGTACTGGTAGATTCCCTTGAAGCCGGACTTGCTGGAGGTCTTGCTATTCATCCGGTTCTCACCGGGGGTCACGAGACGGAGGTTGGAGATCCGGTTGTCGGAGACATTGCCGTTGATGTGATCCACGTAGAGGTCGCCGGGGTCACGACCGGTGTGCATCTTCCAGAGCACGCGAGCGAGAGGGTACTGACGACCGCAGATGCCGACCTTGACTCGACCATCAGCCTGAGAGGTGCCACAGGGCTTGCCAGCCTTCTGGTTGCCACGACGACCCTTGTAGGCGGGATTGGCGGTGAGGGTTCCCTTCTCGAAGTCTGCGATGAAGCGGTCACGGAGAACGGGGAGGGGCGGAAGACGGTGCTTGACGTTGGACATTTGGTAGTTCCTTTGGCTGCAAAGCAGCGGGAGGGTAGTGGCCGACCCCGACATGGGGCCGACCGGAGGGTGAATCAGTCGAGAGCGGAGTTGAGCCAGTCGAGGAAGACGCGCTTGCTGATGGTCTTCTTGCCCTCGAACATCGAAGCCAGTTCGCAGAACACGACAGCGAGGCGGTCAGGGTCATGCACGAAGTTCAACATGGCTTCGAGGGTGTCTTTTGCGGCGCGTGTGCGGGTGATACGCATCAGTTTACCAGTGCCAGATGAGGTCACCGCAGGAGTCCACGGCTTCGAGGTACAGGGCGTAGTCACGGTCAAAGTCGTTCAGGGGGATGACCCCGAACCGCTTGGTTTCGACTGCGACGAAGGACTCAGGATTGCCAACGAAGTAGGCGTTGACGAAGGTGTTCCCCTCGGTGCCGTCAGGCTGGAAGAAGGTGATCTCGACCATCAGGACGTTGCCGTCATCGGCATGGACCGAGCGCACACGACCGAGGCAGTTGCCAAGGTCGGAGAGGTCAGACATCACTTCGATGGCACCGGGGCCAACGGGTGCTGCCTTGCAGATGTAGTCGTCGTCACAGGGCTTCACGAAGAAGGTGTGAACGGTGAATCTCGCGGAGGGCATGGTAGATTGCCTTGGTTGGTAGTGGATGTGAACAAGTTCTCTCCTGTCCACATCCCTACCTTACTGCGGCGGTATATCTACTGTCCAGCCTTTTCTTCATCTTTGTTGTTATTTCTCACGCGGAGAGCATGGCCTCGTCGTCCAGCACCTTTCCGTGGTCCCGCCACCGCTGGCAGAATGCCTCAGTGATTCGGATCATGCCCTGCACATCCGGCTCTGCCAGCCAGTACACCCGCACTCGCGCTCCACGTGGCCCCTCACGGCGGCTCCGCATCTTCAAGCCGCCCATACCAAGGAGGGTCTGCAACTGCCTGTGTGGAGCCGTCAGGCGGTCTTCGCGGGGCTTCATGCCTGCTGCCTGCATCAAGGGCACGGCAGCGGTCACAATCTTCTCAGCGTCATCGCGGGTGATGGTCCACCGTCCGTCGATGAAGGGACACAGTTTGCCGATGGAGCCGATGACGGAGTCAAGCACACGACCACTCGGGATGGTGGTCTTCGCGGTGATCACTGTCTTCCGTGCGTTGTAGCGAATCTCGGCTTCTGCTGCTGCCTCACGGTCCTCAGGGGTGGCCATCATGCGGCAGATGGCGAACACGCGGGCCTTCTGAGCAAGGCGCTTCCTGCTTGTCTCGTAGACGATACGGGCCTTCTCGTCTTCGTTCTGGATGCTGTAGCCGGTGACTCCGTAGACCTGCTCCATCTTCGTGGCGCGGAAGGCATGGTACTCATCCTCGTCGTCTGCGCCCATCTTCTCGACCTTGGCCATGGTCACGTCATCCAGCATCGGAGCCTGTGCCACGTTGCGGGCCAGTTCGCGTTCGAGGCGGTCCCGTTCGTCCTTGGTCGCCCTCACGAAGTCTGCATCGTCCTCACCCGAACCGGCAACGAAGGTGTGAGAGGCTGAGAGGCAGGTCAGTGCCCACCGGAAGCCCTTCTCGTACCGTGCAGCGATGATGGTGGCCTGCAAGGCAGCGAGGCGCTTGCTGTTGTCTTCCCACATCCAGTCCCCGGCAAGGACCAGACCGGTCTTCATAGAGTTTACGCCGACCTGTCCTGCTTGCAGTCGCTTCTGTGCAGCCTTGACCTGCTCTGCGGGATCACACCGCCAGTCGTTGATGGGCGCTGCGACGGTGCCTGAGATGATGAACCGCTTGGACTTCGGGTGACGGACACGGTGGACAGCCTGTTCGATGTGGATGGCATCGGTGACGTTGCCCCGGCCAATCAGGAGGTGAACCTCGTCGTAGTGGTCCTTGACATCGTAGGAGACTCCGGTGTTCATCGCATTGTTGTAGACGAGAACGTCGGCTGTAAGCCCACTCTGGGAGAGGTCATTCTTCTGGTCGTTGCTGACGTTGCGGACTCGGACCTGCACATTGAGGTGAGAAAAGCGGTCCTTGATGGTGCGAGCGAGTCCCTTTGCGGCGTAGTGACCGGGGACATAGATGGCCAGTTTCTTGCCGTCTTCGATGGCCTTGAGGATGCGACCCTTGTGCATGAACTCGGAGGACCGGACGGGGACTTCCTCACCCTTCTTGTTCGTGCGGAAGGTGCCCGACACGTACTCGAACTCGTGCTTGTGGCGGTCGGTGTACCACCCGGTCCACTCGATGACTTCAAGGCGCTCATGCTGCTCCTGTGCAGCCTTCACGTCTTCGATGAAGCGGAGCGTGACCTTGCCCGCGTTGGCATCAGCCAGCATCACCTTGCCTGCCCGAGCACACAGGTTGACCAGCATGTTGTATGTCTCTCGGGCCTTGTCGCCATCGGAGAGCAGACCGACCAACTGCGAGAGGGTCGTCTCACATTCGTCCATCATGATGTAAGTGGCGGTGAGGTTGGGACCGGAGAGTCCATAGGTCTTCGATACGAGGCTTGCGAAGCACATCGCGAAGGAACCGGTGCGCCAGTCCACGTTCGATGTTGCCTCACCGTGGGCGATGCCCAAGCGGTCAGACAGGTTGCCTGCAAGGGCGATGGTGGGTGCGATGGCGATCACCCGCTTGTGGAACAGACCGGGACGACACCATGCCTTCTTCTCGCGCTCCATCAGGAAGGTCTTCCCTGTTGCCGTGCGTGCGGTGTTCACGAGGCGGGCAGGCACCACGGCAGGCCAGAGGGCGTGTCCAAGGTCATTGAGGGGGACGTAGCCCTCAGGGTGGACTTCTTCTTCTTCGTCCGCGCAATCGGTTGCGTCATCTGGAGCGGGGTTGACGAAGGCAGCGGGGACATCGAAGGTCGGGATGACCTTGAACTGTGTGGAGCAGGAGAAGCAGGAGTAGTGCTTCTCGGAGAGTCGCTTGTAGCCGGTGCCGTCGCACAGTGGGCAAGCCTCAGCCTTCTCGCCAATCTCGAGAACAGGGTGCGCTTCGGGGTTGTGGATGCAGGAGGTCCAGACGTTCTGGTTGACCGGACCCTTCTTCTTTCCGAGGGTGGCCTTGGTCTTCTTCGCCTTCTGCTTCTTCGGGATGCCGGGGTACTTCTGTTCGAGATCAACGAGCCACGTGTGAAGGTCGTAGTCTTCCTCGCAGTGGTCAATGAGACGGACCTTCTTGCCTGTGTCGCGGTGCTCACCCTGCGGGATGGGGAACAGGCGAGTGCCGATGTCCTTGGCGCTGGAGTCCCACCACCACATGTCTTCGTTGTGGGCATGGAACCGCTTGATGACCTGCTTGATGCGGGCAGGAGTCCAGTCACAGCCTTCCTTGTCGGTCCAGCCAAGGTCATCACCCAGCCAGTAGATAAGGCACAGTCCGTGGCCAGTGTAGATGGTGGCATTCGGCACAGGAGGAAGACCGACAGCATCGCATTCTTCCATGACCACATCGCGGAAGTGGCTGTCCTTCATCCATGCGATGACTTCCTCAGCAGAAGCGGCACGCATCGCAGCCTTGCGGGTCTTCCGGTCAGCACCCCAGCGGTCAGCCCCACCATCCCAGTCGTAGGCGTCTACGTCGATGGTGATGGCGCACGCCTTGTGCAAGTCTTCCTGTCGCATCCCGCTACTTCCGGGAGTCCATCCCTTGAAGAAGCCACCGGCTGCGAAGTGCTGACGACCGTGGTGTCCGTCGATGTATCGAGTCCGTACTTCGCAGTCTTGGGGGGCTTGCGGCAGGATCAAGGTTGCATTATGCTGATGGGGCGTCATTGGTAGTGGCCGTCCTGAGGGGAGTGGGTTTGGTAGGCCCGCTCCCCTCACCTCTTTTGGGGGGAACAGCGCCAGCACCATGAAAGGTAGGGGATTGAGACTCGGAGAGCAAGGACCGATGCCAGAGTCCGCTCGCCACACTCCACTACCTTAGCGGCTACTTCTTGTTCACGCAAGTAGATCTACCCAGATAGGTGAGAAGCCCCACCAGTACTGGGGTAGCCTCGTGTCCGCGTGTTTCCGATATAGATACAGAATGACGTGACGTGGACACCGTCTGCCCCAGTGTTTATGGGCCTTCTCGCCGTTTCAAAGTAGTCCTACCCCATCAGCCCAGACCGGAGTATAATGGGGTCAAGGAGCGAGAATGATGAAGTGCCCTTACTGCCACGGCAAGACAATGGTGAAGGAAACCTTCCCCGACATCCAGACGGCGAGGAACACGCCGCGTGCAGTGAAGCGGTTCGTCGGTCGCATCCAGTGGCCCGGTGCGATTGTGGCAAGGAAGCGCAGGTGCCTCAACGAGAAGTGCCTCAAGCGGTACGACTCGCTCGAGGTCAGCCTTGAAGAACTGGAAGCCATGTTCGACCACATCGAGGCCATGGCACTGACCAAGGAGGCATCGTGAGCAGCAAGCCGCCCCGCAAGAGAGTCTACAGCCCGAAGACCGCGTTCAAAGACCTGACCGTCCTACAGCAGAAGGTCGTGGTCTACATGTACGAGAACTCGTGCTCCCCTTGGGATTGCGTGCGAGCCGGTGTGTGCTCCAAGGCGTCCATCGAACTGTGGCGCGTGACCAACGTGCGGGCATGGGTGGGGCTGTACAAGGACAACCTCCCGATGAGTCCCTTGGATCTCGCCAACCACGTGCAGTCCGAACTCAATGGCCTGCTCCAGCACTCCATCCGTGTGCTGAGGGACACCCTGATTGCCGGTGAGGGCAACAGCACGGCAGTGAAGACCGCGCAGTACGTCCTCGACACCATCAAGCAGGCAGGAGCAGACCACGACGGGCAACTGTCATCGGACATCAAAGAGGCTGAGAACGAACTGGCCTTGGTCCTCCAGATGGTCCAGAACAAGTGACCTTCATGCCGGGGTCAGTACCCGTCAAGATGCAGAGCACTGTCTCGCAACTGATTGCGTCCTTCGACACGTTCAGCAGGCTGCACAAGGTACAGGACAAGCACACCAAGCGGCCCATCCCCTTCGTGCCGTCTCCGATGCAGGACAAGATATTCGCGGCAGTCGAGGCAGGGCACACGAGGATCGCTTGCATCAAGGCCCGACAGGTCTACTGCACGACAGGCTGCAAGATGGTCCTGCATCAGATGGCCTACACCACGCCCTATGCGGCCATGCACGCCGTCGTGTCCATGCGGGATGACTCCGCATCCATGCTTCTCGATGACTGTCGCAGATGGCTGGAAGACCCGCCCTCCTTGCTCAAGCGGCGCATCAGAACCAAGGCGAAGTCCCGCATCGTGTACGACGACACCGGGGCATCCCTCCGAGCATTCACGTCGAGGTCGGCTACCGGTCTGCGGTCCTTCTCTCCGACTGCTGCTTTGATCTCCGAGGCGGCATACTCGCCAGACCTCAAGGAAACCATCGCACAGGCAGACGCGGCAGTCGGTGATGGCCTGCTCATTGTGGAGTCCACGGTCAAGAACCCCGCAGACTTCTTCTCCGACCTTGTACGCGCTGCACCCGAGAATGGCTGGCATCTGATTACGATGTGGTGGTGGGAGCATCCGTCCTACGCCGACCCGCCCTCCATGGTCCCTGCCGACTTCGAGTCCACCTTGACGGACTACGAGAAGGGCATCCGTGATGACTACCATCTGTCCCTCGGCCAACTGCACTGGCGTCGTCGCACTGAGGCCCGCATCGGCTCCGCGCACATCTTCCGGCGCGAGTACCCTGCCTGCTTGGATGACTGCTTCATCGACCGGGAAGGAGGCTTCTTCGGTGATGACGTTCTCTCCGATGTCCATGTGGTCGAGCACGAACTCCACGGAGGCACACACGGCAGGGAGATTGAGGCCCCTCACGTCAACGACAGGTACGTCATGGGCGTGGACATCGGTGGAGGCGTAGGCGGCGACTACAGCGCCTTGTGCGTCGTCTCGGTCAGCACCCGGCAGGTGGTCTACACGGAGCGGAACAACAAGGTCACGCCTACCTCGTGGGCACATCGGGTCATCCAAGTGGCCTCACGGTACAACCAAGCCCTTGTCCTCACTGAGTCGAACAACCACGGCCATGCGACCTTGGCTGAACTGAACAACTGCCGGTACAAGAACCTGTGGTGCAACCCGAAGAACGGGAAGCCGTGGGTGACGACCTTGCAGTCCAAACTGGATGCGTTTGACACCCTGAGAGAATCCCTCAAACTGGTCCAGATACTCGACCGCCCCACTTGGCTCGAACTCCGGTCCCTGACCATCCTCCCCGGCAAGGTCGCCCCGCAAGCCCCGAAGGGCGGTCATGATGACTCAGCGATGGCCTGTGCTCTCGCCTTCCGTGCCCTACGTGATGTACCTTCTACTTGGCGAACACATGCGTTAGTCTCAAACAGAAACCGCATCGACGAACTGATTGCAGCGTCAAGGGCAAGGCGCATCCGTTCCTCCAGCCTTCCCTTCTAAGAGGCCGAAATGCTTGAACCATCCGACATTCGCGACATCCTTGAGCAACACGACTTGTACTTCGACCAGCGGCGTGATCGCCTTCGTGAGATGCGTCGGCTGTACCTGACCGACTTCTGGGGAGGCTCCGAGAACCCCATCATGGACGGCATCCTCCGCACCGAAGTCCCCAAGGCATACGCGGTGGTCGAGTCCTACCTCGGTAGCCTCTACGCGAAGAACCCATCCGTGCGGGTCGAGCCTGATGTCCGTGACCGAGGCAACCCAGCCGTCGCGGAGGCCACCGGCAATCAGTACCTCCTGACCATCCGTGAGCAACTGGAAGACGCCACTCGCCTTGCGTTGATCTACCCTTGCTCCTTCATCCTGCTGGCTCCGGTCGAGAACGTGGACCCCTTGAAGCGCGTGTCCTGTGCGGCGCTCCCTCCATGGGAGGTCATCGTGGACGCGACAGCAGCCTCGTGGGACCAGCAGCGGTACGTCGGGCGTACTCACCTGATGCCCATCGCAGAAGCCAGTGAGCGGTACGGCAAGCCCTCGGAAGACTTCCGCAGTCGGGCATACAGCAAGTGGATTGAGAGCACGGGCATCGCCGGGAAGAATCGGATGCAGGGCATCGACTCCAACATGGGCGGTGTGCCTGACTCAGACCGCTGGGTTCGCGTGGTCGAGATGTTCGACCTGCTCAACGACAAACTGCTTGTGTGGTCGCCAGACTACGCGGACGGCGACGACTTCCTGTTCACCGGGGTCAAAGTACAGGTTGGGGCGCTTGATGAAGCAGCAGGCTCCGAGATGGAGACACCCGAAGCGGAGATCGAGCACGAGACAACCGGAATCCCGTTCAAGTCTGCATCTGGTCAGCCCGTCATCCCGATCATCCCGCTGTACTTCTCTCGTGACCCTGACACTCCGCTGAGGGGATACAGCCTCGTCAGACGGTCTATGGACCAGTTCCGCGAACTCAACGTCATGCGGACGTATCAGGCGCAGGGGGTCAGACGTATGGCCCGTCAGTGGCTTGTGCGTGCAGGGTTCCTCGCAGAAGACGGAGCGGCCAAGATTTCTCAGGGCATGGACGGAGAGTTCATCGAGGTGGATGTCCAGCCGGGTCAGCCCATCGAGGGCAACATCACCCCGGTCCCTCAGGCTCCCATCCCGGCAGACATCGGGCTGTACGCGCAGACGGTCGAGAACGACATCAACAGCGCAGGACTGCTTGCACCCTTCACGAGAGGGGAAGTCACCAAGTCCACCGCAACCGAGCAAAACCTCCTTGCTGCCTACACTTCCAGCGAGATTGGTCGCATGGCACGCATCCGAGATTCGGTCATCACGAACATCGCCTTCACGTACAACGTCATGCTCTCGGTCTGCCTTGGCGATGACGCGGAGCCGCTTGCGCTCCCCAACCCCATCGGGCCTACCATCCTCTCGGCAGACGACCTGACCGGAGACTTTGGCTACTGGGCTGTCGATGCAGGCACGACCCCGATGTCCGACCTTGCGAAGCAGCAGTCTCTCGAGAGGCTTGCTCCAGTGCTTGTCTCCCTCGGAGCAGACCCCACGGTCATCCTCGAAGAAATGGTCCGTGTGTTCCAACTGCCCGAGAACCTTGCCATCCCGGCACCACCGCCTCCTGCCGAGCCTACGCCCGGTGAACTTCCCCCTGATGGGGCATCTGCCCCTCCCCTCGACCCCGAAGGAATGCAGTAATGCCTATCGACTACGGACCATCCATCCCGACCGACGACATCCCCGAAGACCTGATGCTTGCCGCAGAGGGAGCAGACGACATCATTGGCACCGAACTGGCGTCCATGATTCCGCCCTTTGATCGTCCCATTGGCATCAAGGTGATGAACGCACTCGCCAAGGGCATCGCTGCTGCTGCCACGGTGATGGGCATGGACATCGTGCCCGAGAAGTACACCGAGCCTGTCTCCGAACTGGAGCCTGACCTTGTGCGCTTCCTCGCCATGATGGACGCGGCATCTGCCGACTACGGACGCCCGTTCCCCATCGCCTTGGACGCCATCCGAGACGAGAGCGCCATCACTGCCATCACGGCACACCTGATGGACCTTGCATCGGACGAAGACTTCGAGGCGTTCCTTGACATGGACGAAGCGGAAGCACCCGAAGCAGATGTCGAGATCAACATCGAAGCACCCCTTCCCGGTGGTGGTGAGATGGAGGAAGACTTCGACTTCGCCGCTCGCATGTGAAATGGGTGGCTGTATTGCTCAGAACCCCCATGGGAACTGGGGCAAACGGTGTCCACGTGAAGTGGTTTCTATAGAGAAATGAAAAGACGTGGACACAAGCACTTGCCCCAGTATCTATGGGCATTCTGGAGGATTTCATGGCTTTCACATCATTGAGAGCAAGGCTCGCCAAGGCTTTCGGCTTTGGTGCGCGGAGCAAGACAGTCATCCCTCGAAGCCGCAAGGCCCGGTACGTCGCCTCCTTCGGCGGCAATCCGATGGAAGAACTCAAGAAGGCCATCAACAGCAAGCAACCTGTCGCCTTCTTCTACAACGACAAGTGGCAACCCGAAGGTGTGTCCGGCAAGTACGGCAACCGCGTGGGCAATCCCCATGCTGTCTGGCGAGGCAAGAACGGCACGGTCTACCTGCACCTCTATGTGGACCCTCAGTCTGCATCAGCGACAGGCGACCTCCCCGGCTGGAGAACCTTCATCGTCAACCGCATCCAGAACGTCTCGGTGCTTGAACTCGGCACCCGGCTCTTTGGCCGACAAATCGAGTTCGTGACCGCTCCCGGTTGGAACCCCGCGTGGTATTCGCGCGTGGGCACTCCAATCGACCTCATTCCGTAGGGAGACTCAATGTCCACCCCAGAACCATCCTCCGTCCTGACCGCAGAATCCAACGCCCCGAACATCAGCAGCACGGCTGAGACTGTGCTTGCCGAAGCGAACGCCATCGTGAACGGAGACACTACATACAGTGCTCCCGAGCG